AGTTGAGTTTGCACCATCAGCTGAATCAGGATATGTGTCTGATACCGTAGCTGCGTTATCATACTCCCAAACATTATCTGAACCTGGTACTGTTACCCATGCCATTTTATTTTTCTCCTAAATGTGCTTCAACTTCTTTATCAATGTAGTTGTATAACACATTTGTATTTACATTGTGGTGGTCTGAAACAACATCAATAGCTGCTTCAACCCTATCTACCATATTGCCTTCTTCTTTATCTAAAACTTTGAAGAAGTCATTAACCACCTCTTTATGTAAAGGTGGCAAACTATTAAAAGTCTGTGTATCAACAGAAGTTGAAATTAAATTACTCAACTTCTGCATTTTGAGTTAAGTCAATTTCTGCTTGACCATCTTTTGCATCACCAGTAGTTGTAATAGTACCGTCTTGTGCAAAAGTACCTACATCAGCAATTTCTGGTTTTGGGTCACTAAAAGATTCAGCTTCTTTTGGTACGCCATTAAACATATTAGTTGCCATCTCTTTTCTTTTAATTTCTAATGCGTCACCCATTTTATCTCTTAATGCGTTTTTAAAAGCTTCACCAGCTTCTACATTATCGCCAGTTTGTAAGTTGTCAATAAACGCTTTTGTATGTTCACTCATAATTATCTCCTATTAAATAGTGTCGGAAACATCCTGCTGTGGAGCAGAAATAATACCGTCATCAATTTCTTTCTTAATTTGATTATCAATGTCCTCAATATCTCTTGCGTTTTGTTTAAGAACATTCTTTCTAACATATTCTACTGAATAAAACTTACCAATGTAATCACGCATTTCATTAGCGAGTTGTAATCTCTCTCTCATCATTTCTGTTTGTTTTAATTCAGCAAAATGTCCGTCTTGTAGGAAGTCGTAGTTGATACTATCTCTTACTTCTATCCAATCTTCTTCATTTATGATACCTTTAATGATTAATTGTGTTCTTAATAAATCATTAAATAGTTCAGTAAATTTCTTTCTTAATCTTTGAACAAACTTAGTAAATTTAAGTTCATCTCTTGTAATTTCAGATGCACGGCCTAAGTTAAAACCTTGTGAGCCTTCTAATCTACTTACAGGTACATTCAAAGAACGATATAGTTTACTTCTAAAGTATTCAATATCTGAGATTTCACCTAAGTTTTGGCCGCCTGGTAATGTAGAAATATCTGTACCTCTACCACCTTCTCTACTTGGTAACCAAAAATCTTCAAGCATTGACATATAGTTTCTGTCATCTCTAACTTCACCAGTTGATGCGTCATAGACAAGTTTGTTTCTGTATCTTGCCATAACATCTCTTAGATATTGTTCTGCTTTAACTTTAGGTAAATTACCTACATCAATTTTGAAAATTCTTCTTTCAGGCGCCCTTGCAATTCTGTAAATAACAGTTGCGTCTTCAATCATTCTTAACTGATTGACAGGTTTAATTGCCTTATGTAAATAAGACAAGACCATATTTTTATTTTGGTCAATTAATCCTGACGGACAAAATGCGATAGTATCTGGTGCAATCTTAATACCACCAGATGTTGAATTCTGTACACCTTTTTCATTAAACAAATAGTATTCTACAAATTCATCTACTACTTGTAACATATTAGGACCTGTTACGCCTTCAGGTCTTTTCTTTCTGACTTCTCGTATTCTTTTAATCTTACGAGGGTCAATGTATTTTAATTCTGTGATACCTTTTTTAGGTGAGTTTCTATCAATAACTTTTTGATAGAAAATACGGCCATCAATGTACCATCTTCTAAAGATGTCGTGGCCTTTTGTGTTAAACTGCATAAGTCTTAACACTTCATCAAATTCATCTTCAATTTTCTTTCTAACTTCTTTGCCGTACGGTAAATTTTCTACATTTACACGAACAGCTTTGTTCATTTCATTTGCAACGATAGCTTCATTGACAATATCTTCGATTGCCAAGTCGCACTCTGGATGTAATGAAATTTCTCTATATCTTCGGATTAAATCAGCTTCAGTCTTAGCCGTACCTTCCATGTCTAGGTACTGACCAAAATAGCCGCCAGCGGCGACGGTTTGTGTACCGTCATCCGCTGGTGCTGTTGTGAAGCTTTGTTTTGGATCCGACTGTTTTTTCAGTCTTGTGATAGAAAATCCAAATAGTTCAGCCATTATATTACCTCTTTAATTATATTGTAGTAATATTTATCTACTTAAAATTAAGTAGTTGTATTACTTTCAAAGTATTGATACGAGAATGTTACTTGGAATTCTTCCATAGCATCATTCGTTTCGTAGTTCAAATCAATAGCAGCGATATTCACAGGATACAAACCTCTTAATGTGTAAGATTTGATTGTGTTACCGTTTCTATCCAAATGGTCAACAAATGCGTCAACTTGATAATCTACTGGATTAGTCAAGCCTTCACCATCTGTCATATTGTTAATACCATTTTGCCATCTTTCAAAAGCATTTCTTAACTTAAAGTTAGTATCATTAATAACAGTTACAGACCAGTCTTCGAAAGTTCTGTCACCTGCTATTTTGATTTGTCTGCCTCTAAAAGGTACATTGACATTACCAATAACCATCGCTGGGATAGTCGTTGCTCTACATAAAAAAGCTAAGTCTTCTATTTCTCCGCCAACTTGTGCATAACCAGGAAAAGGCATTGTTACCTTAAACTGATTGGCTCTAGCGCCACCGCCAGCAAGTTTAGCTTTGAAGTCGTTAATGTTAGGCATTGTTTTTCTCCTTCTCTACTTTTAACCTGCTACTTCGTCAAACGAAACGCCAGTTCTTGTTGCTACAAATTGAAGTGTGATAAAGTTGATGCTTCTTGCAGGTTTCACAAAGATTTCTGCAACAAACTCATTTCTATCAATGACTTCGCCTGTATTGTTAGTTTCATCACACACTACTAAGAAGTCTGTGATACCTCTACGACCTTGTACTTCTCTTAGGAAAGGTTCTACAATGTTTCTAAAGTTAGCTCTTGTAAACTCATCATTGAATTCAAAGAGTTGGAATTTAGAAGCAGTTGCAATCGCCTTTTCTAAAGTGATGAACAATCTTCTTACATTGATTCTATCAAATGCACTTGGTGAAGATAAACCAGTTTTATCACCGAATAATACAGTACCTTGACCTGGGAAGGTTGCTACTGGATTAACTCTCTTAGGATATAATTGGTCTCTTTGTGCTTTTGTAGGATTGTATGCAAGTTTAACTGCACCTCTAATAGTACCTCTATTGAAGCCTGCTGGTGAATACCAAGCATCTGCAATAAGGTCTGTTCTAGCCGCTAGTCCTGCCATGTCACCGTTTAGTGGTACATATCTGTAAACATCATTGTATCTGTCGTACATATATTTGTAACCACTGTCAAACACAACATAACTTGAAGAACGAATGCTATCAAAGAAATCAATAACATTTGTTGTTTGTGTATTTGAGTTAGTAACATTGACAACATCAGCTCTTTGAGGAGAAGCAAAGACAATAGCGTCTTTTCTTTCTTCTGCAATTGTGATTAGATTGTCAACATGAGTTGTACTACCTGAAGGACCTGCAATGATTAAACCTACATCTACAGTTTCAGCATCTTGGAATTTCTCGTATGCTGTTTTTAATTGACCTGTAGTTACAGTTGAACCATTAGAACCACCTGATAACGATTGATTAGTTGGTGTATCTACAGCTGTGTATGTTGTACCTGAAGCTGCTGTACCCCAATTTGAACCGCTTGAGTTGTGGTCAGTCCACCAAATGTATTTCGATTTGCTTTGAAGAACATTTGGATAGTAGTTGTCATCTCCTTGAGGAGTTTTTGCATCAGAAGCTTTAGATACTTTTGAAAAAGTTTCTAATACTGTACCTGGAACACCAGAAATGCCACCATCTTCGTCAACGACTACAATGTGCATCTCATCGCCACTACCGTTTCTCGTAGAAACATAGTCAGAAGTTCCTGGAGCACCATCTACTGAGTCGTAGTATCTCCATCTTCTTTTGATTGAAGCATCATCAACAAAAGCAGTTTTAAGACCGCCAGCACCTCTTGGATGTTGAACGATTGTTAAATCATTTGTTGAAATTGCTGTTACTCTATATTTTTCGCCTGAGTCAAAGTCTGAACCAGAAGCAGTAGTTGAAAATTCAATGATGTCGCCAACATTGAAATCTGTACCGTCATCAACGGTTACAGTTGTATCTCCAACTGCTAATGTGTCATCTACTTTACTTGTTGCTGTTGCTTCATAAGCGGTAGCTGTTGGACAAGTAGAAACAAGTAAATTGTTTCCGTATGTACCTGCCGTTCTAGCAGCAAAAATTGCTGAGCCAGCTGAGCCACCTGAAGCATAGTTGTTTTCATAATCATCGCTGTTTTTAATCAACACACCAGTAGATGATGTTGTTGCATTTACAGCTGATGTTTGGGTAGCTCGTACTATTCTCAGAGCGTTAGAATATTGTAAGAAATTGGCAGCGCTGAAAAAATACTCAAAAGTATTTGTATCAGGTTTACCAAATGTATCTACTAATTCTTGTTCACTAGAAATCGCCACTATTTCATCTAACGGACCTTGATTGGCTGCAATAGCAATAGCTCCAATAGATGTAGAAACGGCAGGAATGATTCTAGTTAAATCTCTTTCCTGTACGAGAACACCTGGTGATACTTGAAATGCCATAGGTTAATTCTCCTTTAATTAGCTAATTATTATCTTGTTACACATTTTATATCTTTCAATATTCGTATTATTCATACGCCCATATTCAAACTGTTTCATACTGATATTTATAAGATACGCAAACTAGAGATAATTTAATACCCTTTTCGTATATCTACAGGATGCCAAACAGTACCATATTCATCAACGGTTTCGCCTTCTTCCTCACCAAAACCGTCATCTACGAATCCAAAAGGCGCCATATCTTGTTCTATTAGAGCCGCTTGTTCTTCGTATAGTTGATTTCTTATATTAGAATTCGATAATTCTTTGAAATATTGTTGGTTTGATAACCAGCCAAATATGACTAAACACATCATTAAATCATCATTACAACCTTCTTCGGCCATCCAACTATTACCTCTACGAGCAAAAGTGGACATCTCCTCAATCAACTGAAAGTCATTGATAATCATTTTATCTGATTCAATCAATGTTTTAATACTACTACAACCTAGTGCTTTGACTTGTTTAGTCATACGAACACCAATAGATGTACCTCTACCACTAAACATTGCACCTAATATTTGACCTGCACGGCCTCTTTGAGTAGTCATCATCATATTATCATACTCTAATTCCATGTGCATGATTTCAGACACCTGACTGCCTATATCGTTAACTTCCACTAGCACATGGGCATGGTTATATCCCTTTGCTACTTGCTCTACAATACTAGGAAAGATGTGAGGTTTGACTTCATTGTTCTTATATGTTGCAACTACTTCATATGGTATTTTAGTTACATCAAATACAACAAAGGCAGAATAGTCTTTTCCTGTACCTCGTGCCACATCAACGGTGATTTGATACAAGCGACCTTTTTCAGGCCGCTTGAACATTTGAAGTCCGTTTTTAGTTTCAATTGAGGGAATGTGTGGGGTCGCTTTGATTTTAGCCGGTGATATTAAAGTATCTACCGAACCTAAAAACTCACATTCAAACTCTTGTTGAAACTGCTCTGGTGAGGTGTTTCGAATGGTCATCTCTTTCCATTTTTCATCTCTGCCAGGAACTTCTGACCAATGTACTTCTATGGGAATATAATCATTGTTTTTATTTTCTGCATCTGTCCAAATCTTGTAAAACATATTCATACCCATTGGTGTGGACACAATAATCATTTTTGTATTTTTACCAGATGAGATTGTAGGATAAACTGAACTAAAAAACATTTCGGCAATATTAGCCGGTACGAAAGCAAACTCGTCTAAGAAAATAATATTAAATGAACCACCTCGAATTGCACTTGAAGAAGTTGCAGCTGCGACAATGGTTGATTTATTTTCTAACTCAATATTACCTTTGTTCCAGTTAATTACTCCTTGTTGCAACCACTTAGGAAGATTTTCGTATGCGAGTTGCAATCTTCCGAGTATGTCACGAGCTGTAGATGATTTGTTTGCAAGAATAGCAATATTAGAATTAGGATTAAAAAGCGCATAGTGTAATAGATATGAAATAGTTGTTGTTGATTTACCTGATTGTCTAGGTAGTTTACAAATTGTAAATCTGTTATCGTGTATGGTTCTTACAATATGTTTTTGAAAGTCATACATTTTAAAAGGTACGAGACCTTCATCAAGTGATACAATCTGTATGTATTTCTCCATAAAATAAAGAGGGTCTTTTTCACACTTTTGAAATTCTACAATTTGTTCTTTTGTAAATTCCTGAGGTGTATTGACCTTCTTTAAATTTGGGTTACCTAAGTATGCGTCACTCATTTATTATTATGCCTTCTATATGTGTATAACCTAGTTTTACGGCCGCCTGAATACGACTACTGCCTTTGTGTACGGCATATTGATGTTCGTTATATGGTTTGCCAGCCGCACCTTTTCTAGGAGTATCACTAATAATTCTTTTTTCTATCTCAATAGGATTTATCATTTCTTCGCCTTGTAAAAGATTGGTTAATAATAACCCATTCTCAACATAGTTTAAATCACTTATCTGAAATATCTGTTTCTTCGGGTGTTGTAACTTTGCCTTCAATAACTTCATCTTTATCATCTTTTAACATTTTTTGTAATTCGGCAGTAGAACCTACAAACAAGGCATTTTTAATATTATTGTTTGCTGTTTTAGGTAACTCTTTTAAATCTTTTAATTTCTTTTGTAAGTCTTGTAGTTTATCTACAGTATCAGCCACATTCTTAATTAATGCACCTGCAACTTCATAGGCTCTTGGATGTTGGCCTTCTTTTGCAACATCTAATATGCCTTCGATAGCTTCCTGTCCTCTTTCAATAAGATTATAATAGTTTTCTCTACTATACTTATAATCATTATCTACATCAGGATTTTGTTTATCTTCTTTTCTAGGAACTGGTGGTTTGAATTCTTTTTTTTCGGCAGGTAGTTTTGATTCAATACCTAATATTTCATTAACTTTGTCTTCTAATGCCATAATTATTCATCCTATACATCTTCATCTCTAGTTGCATCATAGTTTTTACTATCACTAAAATTTGTAATAGTTGTTGTAAATCCAAAGTCATCATCTGCCTCCGCTGATGTAGGGTTTGGAACTACAACAATTCTTTCTTCTCTCGTAGCGTCTGGTGTATCTGTATATATGTCAGCTTGCGTTTGTTTAATAACTTTTTGTGTCTGCGCTGGTCCGAACAGATATGTTTTTGCTGTAAAACTTAATGTATAAATTACAGCTCTACGAGAATTAAAATCTCCGTCATAACTATCTTCATAGTTAACACTATTTAGTACAATAGGAATATCTCTTTTTAAACTCAACTCTGGTATTACATTGACTGTTACTGTGTAATCAGGTTGAAAATATGGTAAAATTTGTTCTATAATTTGAAGACCGCCTTCAGCAGTTGCTGTAAAACAATATAGATTATAACTAATATTGTAAGGAACTGGTGTGTAATTATAATTCATTACTTTACCATCAGCACTTGATTTTACAGTTTTATATTTTTGTACTTTTGTTAATTTACGGCTGCCATCATAAGAAATACCTGTAATTTCAAAACCCATTCTAGGTAATGTAATTGCAAATTCTCTTTCATCTAAACTGGCTTGTTGGTCAAGTCTAACTAAAAACTTTTCTTTAGGTGCATATGCAAGAGGTACACGAATAGATTGAACAACATTACCTGAACTATCTTTTCTTCTAATTTGTATGTTATTAAAAATCTGACCAAATGCAATGGTCATCTTTCTCATACTTTCGTTATAAAAATATCCAAACATTAAAAGTCTACCTCACCAAATGGATTTCTTTCTGTGAAATCTAATATATCGTCTGCAACTGTAGCTGTATCAAAACCTGCCTCAGTATCTAAATCTAAATTATCTGCATATGGCGATTGTGTTTGTAAAGCATATGTTTCTAATAAGAAGTAATTACTATCATCACTCGCACTATCATTTTCTAATTGTAATGCACCTGAACCATCTTCAAGTGAAACTTGATGACCTAATTGGTCTAATGTATATTGGTCTTCAGCACTATCAATATCTGTAACGCCAGTATCCAATCTTTCTGAATTGTATTCCCAACGAGTTGCTTGTAGTTTATAAACTGGTAAGTTTCCTAATTGAAAGAATGGCTCTTGGTCTTCTACAAATTTAATTTCAAAAAATGAATTCATTAATGGGTAGTAAATAATATCACCTTCGTTAGGTCTACCCTCTTTAATCATTGTATGCTGACTATCAACGGCATCATTCCATCTTCTTTTCGCCAACATAAATGTTGTATCATCTCTAATTTCTAAACCAAACTTGTTAATTAATTCTTGTTGACCTGCAAAACCCTCAGTTGTTTCAATATACATTTCAATTAAATATGAATCATCAAACTTAGATAAACTATCTTCACCTAAGATTAAATCTCTATTGACAAGGGTACGAGGTAGGTAATAGACATCATGGCCATATATTTTTAGGCCTTCAATGATTAAATCTTCGTATAATCTTTTTTCATTGGTATTGCCAATGCCGTTTCCGTTTTGAAAGAAGTGATTAACGGCCATGGCATTATCCTATCATCATTGCTGGATTTAATTCGTATGTGCTTCTAATCTCTTGTTCAAGTTTATTAATATCTTCTTGTGCTTCAGAATAGATTTGTTGGCCGTTTAAAGTTACACCACCAATCATTGCAACACCACCGAATTTAGATAAGTTCGCTCCCCATTGTTTTTTAAATAAAGCAGTTGTATATCTTTTTAGATAAATGTCATTCCATACATCTGTATAAGTTGAGGGGTCTAATTTACGATAACATTCAATTACTAAGTATTCATCTGTAGTTAAATCATTTGTCCAATCCATATCAATGTATAATCTATTATCATGTTGATTAAATCTAATTGGTTTCTCACCTACTAAAACATGGTCTAAGAAATCTAAATGTCTTAAAACTAAATCGTAATTAATAATAGATGTAGATGAAAAGTCATAAAGGTCATTTAATCTTAGTTGGTATCTTACATCAAATAAGTTTAAATTACCTTTATCTGAAAATGGAAAAATATTAATTACAGAAATAATTGATTCTGGAACTACTAGAAAATTATTATCTTCGTACCATGTAGTTGAAACTGAATTTTTTGTGGCTGTTTCTGAACTAGGATTAATAGCAGATAAACGAGTTTTATCAGCAGCAGTCAACTTATATTTTAAGTATGTTCTTCTGATACCGTCATAGTGATATTGCTGAAAATATTGTATAGCCTCGTCAATTCTGTCTTCTAATTGGTCATCACTAGCGTTGACCTCAATGACAGGTTTTCCTAAGCTTCTTAAGCAATACTGTTTTAATGTTTCTCTTGTTGTTGGATTCGCCATTCTATAACCCTTGTTTTACCTTTTCAGGTATATTTATAATAAAAAATTAGTCTTATCCTAATGCAACAGCTTGGGCAATAGCAAATGGTCTTGTAGCGACTGATACACTATTTACTTGAACATCTGTAGTAAAATTAGCTGTACCTGAACCTGTAACATTTACAACACTTGTTAAAGAACCACTTGACATTGATGCTGTTCCGTCAGTTATCGTACCACCAGTAATTGTACCTGAACCTGTGATACTACCAGCACCTGTAATATTACCACCTGTAACTGTCAATGTGCCGTCTGTAAGTGTGGTTGATGTTAAACTTGTTAAACCTGCAATTGTTGTTGATGTAGCACCTAATGAAATAGATGTACTACCAATTGTTACATCTGAATTTGATAAAGACGCATTAGCAATATTTGTTAATGTATTATCTGGACCATTGATAGTTTTGTTTGTAAATGTGTCTGTAGTATCTTTTAGTACAACTGTGCCTGTAGCATTAGGTAGTGTAATTGTTCTATCTGCTGTTGGGTCAACAACTGTTAATGTAGTTTCATAATCATCAGCTGTTGCACCTTCAAATCTAAATGCGTTTTGTACATCAACTGTTGTAGAATTTACTGTAGTTGTTGTACCGTTTACTGTTAAATTTCCTGTGATAGTTGCACTACCACCTACTGTTAAAGCCCCTGTTATATCTACAGCTTCATTTAATTGAATTGAAGTTGAGTCGCTTGATGAAATTGAAGTACCGCTAATTTGCAAAGCAGTCGCTTGAATACCACTTGTTCCATTACCGGTTAAGATTGAGTCTGCTGTTAGTGATGCAACACCAGTACCACCAAAGGCAACACCAATTGTTTCACCAGTTTGATATTCAGCAATACCTGTGGGTGTACCACTTGTAAAGACTAATCTAATCGGTGTTTTATCTGCCATTCATTCCCCCTAAAACAAAAATGCCGGATTGTTATCGTCAAAGGTTGCACTTCCGCCACCTAAAACAGGACTGTCCAATCCGCCAGCATTTGTGTAAACTTGTGTAAAGTTAGCTGCGCTAGTATTTATATTAAATCCTAAATTTGTTGCCACTGTGCCTAAACCTAAAGTGTTTGTAAATATTTCAACATTCTTTTGTATTTTTCTGACAAAAGTAACATCTCTAAATGCTGAACCTAATTGACCTACATCATATTCATTGTGTGTGTCTGGTGTTAAGTCAGTTGAAATAGATGTTAAATCAACATTACTTACTGATTCTTCAATAATCTCTTTTATTGTAATTACATCTCCATTAACAGGAGCTGTATTAAAAGTTAATGTTGTACTTGAAACTGAATAGTCTGTAGTCGGTCTTTGATACACACCATTCAAAAATACCATTACATTATCATCATCTGCACCGCTCGTTACAGTGAAAGCTGTTGTTGAACCATCACCTGTATAATCTCTTACTGCTCCTGTAACTGCAAGTCCGCCAGAACCACCAGAAATTGTAATTGTTTTTGTCGCACCTGTACCTGAAGCAGTTACACCAGAACCAACAAAGTTTAATGTTGTAGCCGCTGTCGAAAGACTTGAACCTTCATCTTGTACAGTTAAAGAACTTCCGCCACCACCACTTTGGTCTACCCAAGCATAATCACTTCCATCATAACTTAATACTTGATTTGAAGAGGCACTTGATGTATTTAAATGAGTATCGACATCACTATTAGCGTAAGATGAAGAATTACCAATTTCTTTAATAGTGCCACTATCATTAATATAAATTTTCTGAGCGGAAGTATCTACGGCAACTTCACCGGTTACAATATCACTTGTAGTAGGTGTTGCTGTTCCTCTTTTGAGTTTAATTACCGTAGTCACAAAAATCTCCTAATTATATCAATTATTAAAATGTGCCGCCATCAATTGCTGTAACTGTAACATTACCCGAAGATACTGCAAAGTTATCAGAACTGAATGAAGCAGAACCAATATTTGATGTAGATGCTAATTCACCTGCGATTGTTAAAGTATCGCCTGAGAATGTTGCGTCAACACCTTCACCACCTAAAATTGTCATAACACCACCAAGTGAGATTGTTGATGTTGTTGAACTATCATCTGCAAAAGTTATTGTAGAGTTAGATAGTTTAGCATTTGGTATTGAACCTGCTAATTTAGCTGCCTCAATCGAACCTGCTAACATAGCATTTGTAATACCTAAAGCTTTAACTTGTAAAGCATCACTTGATACTTCGATAGAACTATCATCTACTGCAACATCTAATTGGTTACCTGTTTTAGTTAAAGCATCACCAGCACTAATCTGACCTGCACCAGAGAATTGTGAGAATGTGATGTTTGTTGTACCAAAAGTAGGAACTCCATTATGTGTTGCAACATAACCGTTATCTGCATTACTTGTACCTTGTTCTACAAAGAAGAAAGTACCGCCAGTTAACTCAGCAGCTGTGTCTGCATCTGGAGCTCTCGTTAATACGAAAGCAGTAGAACCATCACCTACTGTAGTTACTGTGTAAATACCGTTTTGTGTTTGTGTTGTTTGGTCTTTAACAAGAACTCTATCACTTGCACTTGGTGTAACACCGTCTATTGATAATGCACCGTTTGATGAAGCGGTTAAAGTACCTGCGCCGTTATCGTATGTCGCTGATAAGTTACCTGTTGTAGCAACTGCAACTGATTCTTTAACATCTAAACCGTTTACAACACCGTCAACATATGCTTTGTTAGCTGCGTCATTATCAGCAGTTGGTGTTGATACATTAATAATTTTACTGTTATTAACATCAACATCACCTGTACCGTTAGGGTCTAATACTAAATCGCCATTAGCGTCTGTAGATGAAATTGTGTTGCCATTAACTCGTATATTATCAACATCTAATTGAGTTACGCCTGCGATAGATGTACTTGAAGCTCCAAGAGCAACTTCAGTTGAACCGAAAGTAACTGAACTATTTGTTAACGAACTATTGCCAATATTTGATAATGTGTTTGAACCACCACTAATTGTTTTGTTTGTTAATGTTTGTGCATCATCTAAATCTACTAATGTTGCATCAGAAACAGCTGTATTGAACTCAGCAAATGTTCCTGTTACAGTAGCTTCAGATAAATCAACTGTTAATGTATTACTTGCACTATCAATTGTTTTATTAGTAAGTGTTGCTGTTGAAGAAGTTGAAACTAATCGAGCATCACCACCAGTTCCTGGTAATGTTAAGGTGTTAGAAGCAGCTTCTGAATGAGGAGCACCAATAACTGTTTGTGCATGAGCATTACTTGATTCACAATACAATAATATTTTTGAAACAGTTGAACCATCATTTTTAAGGTCTAAAACACCTGGTGTTACTGTTAGAATATCATTACCACCAATTCTTACATCAATTTGGTCATCTGTATCTGCTGTGATTGAAGTATCGCCGTCCGCATCTAACTTCAATTCTGTGCCATTCATGTCTAGGCCATTAAATACAGCATTGTCGTCAAAGTCAATACTAATAGTATCACCTGTAACAGCAGTATTAATACCTGTACCACCTGTAATTTTTAATGTATCGTTTAATAAATTAATAGTAGCTGATGTAGAACTTTCATCAACGATAGTTAATGTAGTTGCAACATTGACTGTACTTGCAGCTGTTAAACGACCTTGTTGGTCAACTGTAAATGTAGGGATAGCAGTAGTAGAACCATAAGAACCTGGTGTTACTGCCGTGTCATCTAAGTCAATTGAAATATCATTATTAGAAACAGTTGTAGTGATACCTGTATCACCTGTGAAATTAATCGTTTCACCTGTACTTACAGAGTCATTTGTACCTACATCAGCACCTATAGAGAGAGTTTGTGTGACTGTGCCGAATGAAAGGTTACCAGAACCGTCTGTTTGTAAGAATTGACCAGAAGAACCATCGCCATCTGGAAGAACAAAAGTGGTTGTACTTGTTACTGCGTTAGGAGCTTTTAACGCAATATAATTTGTGCCGTTATTTGTTCCTTCATTTAATTTTAATGAACCGCCTACAGTTGTAGAATTACCTATGTTTAGCGTATCAATTGCTAAATTTGAATCTACTGTTAAAGCTGAACTTGCTGTTAGTGTACCATCTACATGGTCTAATTTATCTACGAAATATTGGCCACCTATTACAGTGACATTGTTTGCATAACCATCACCGCCGACACCACCTTCACCAATAAACAGTCTATCACCGTTATTGCCTTGGGTACCTGTTCCATAAGTATATGCTAATTCACCGAGGTATAAGTCCGACGGAGCTGAAGTATTTGCACTTCTTTTAATTTGAATAATTGTTGACATTTATCTTAGCTCCTAAAAGTTTCCGCCATTGAATATAATTGTACCTGTATTGGTTTCAATGGTCGTTTTTGTTACAAATTTATCACTTGGGGCATCATATTGTAATAAGGCGCCATCGGTAAGTGTACTAGAATCAACATCTGTTAAACTTCTAAGTCTGTTAACATTCTGTACAGACAAATTTGTACTAGGGACTTGTACGGATACTTGTTGTGGTCCCGCTGAAGTTGAGGAGTTAATATTTGCTCTAACTCCGCCAGTTTGATTAATAACTGCTTTAACCATTAATGGTTCCTCTCTCTTTTGTAATATTTATAAAGAAAAAATACTGAGGAAAAGATTTATTATACTTTAGGATTGACAGTTATAATGCCTTCAATCACTCTTGTGACTGTACTATCTGAGGTTTTTGTGATATAAACATCATAGACATATCTGGATGGCGCATCTAGGGCTGCGGTTTGTGTGTCTGTTAATGATAAAGAAATGACACCTGTGGTGGTGTCACTAGCAATTGTAGTTGTAATAGTTGTGTATGTTGAAGACCCATAAGCATTGGCCATTTTGGCCTCTGCTGTGTAACCGTCTAAATCAACTGCATCTCCAGATGAGTTGGTAACTGTTACATCTGAGGTAAAAGTTGCCCCTTGGTCTATTCTAAGATTCGCTACTGCTGCCATTGAATTGTTTTATACCTTCTCCGATTTTTTCATTGTAGTATTTTGTCAATACATCAATCTTTTCCAATTCAATTTCATGTCGCACTTTAGAAGTTTGTAACTCTTGTCTAGCTGCTATCGTGTTTCTTAACTCTAACGGCAACACCTCTAAATCATAATCTTTGCCGTCTATTGATATAACATTCTTTGGTTGTTCACTCATAATTATAACTTTTTGTTTTCTCTTTTTAATTGTTGAATTAATTTATCTTTTGTCAATCTTTTATCTAATTCAACACCAATTTTTCTGCCAAGTTTTTCAATCTCAGCTTTTGTTTTTTTCTCTAAGCCTTTTAAGTCTAATTTTTCTGCCTTTTTAGTCAAAACTAATGGCTTAGGAAAAATAAAATTTTTAATTTTTTTAAAGATATTCATAATTTGTCCTCTATGGTTATTTATAATAGATTATCTGTAATTATTTCATTTCTTCAAATGTTAATGGTTTTGCATCATGTATAGTAGTTTTTTTAACAGCTGTAGGTTTCCAAATTTGTTTAAAATTGAAAGATACTGATATTCTCCATGATTTTTGACCTTTTTCTTTACTTGCATTAACATCTACTTCATGCGTTAACCAACCTGGAAACATTATTAATCTACCAGGTATAGATTTGTAATGTACTTGGCTCAAATGTTTTTGCCATTGTTCTGGTTTTTCTTTTATAATTGGTTGGTCCATAATTTTTTGAGGAGCTGGGTCGCTAAACCAAATATTACCTGAATTTTCAGGAACTTGGATATAATATACGCCTGACCAGAGAGCGCCAGGATGTACATGATTTTTATTATGAGAACCTTTATAGTTTACATTTGCCCACATATTATCTATCATAGGAATTGTATCAGTATTATATTCTTCATGTTTAAAAATATCATTTTGCATTTTAAACAATTCACTTACAAGGTCTTTAAATTCTTTTTTTTGGTGCATTGTAACTGCACTATGCCAACCTGTTGTATTTGACCTGAATATTCCTTTTTCATCTTCTTTTTTCCATTTTAAAATATTTTTAATTAATTCTTTGTTTAATGCTTCAGAATTTTCAACATCTTTAAAATATATTCTTGTTGGAAACCAAAACTCAGGAGTTGTGTTAAAATTTTTATCAGACATTATAAAACCTATACAAATGTAGGACCGTGAATCCAACCAACAATAGCCAGTCTTTCACCTTTTGTAACTTTAGTAATTTTATGTGGAATAAAAGAAGGATAAATGATACAAGTTCCTTTTTGACGCAAAGCCATTTTATCTACCTTAGAACCTATAAATTCAATATCACCACCCTCATAGTCATCACTATCACTTAACTGAATTGTAAAACTTAATTTTCTGTGACAAACTTTATTTCCCAAATCAGTGTGCCAATCGTAATGTCCGCCCTTTTTGTATCTCATAATCATAGGGGTATCATTATCTAAAAACCCAGCTAGATTAAACTTAAATCTAGCGCCATTAGCTTGTTGAGCTAATTCTAAAACTTTAGTAATTGGCCAACCTTGTTGGTTAATTGGACAAGTTTGTTGTTCAACAAACCTTACTTTTTTATTTACACCACCGCCAATTGTTTCACCAGCTAACCACAATTCTTCTACTAATTTATCTTTAATAGCATTGCATTGCTCTTCATTAAAAAACTGTGTATGTAAAATTGAACAAAATTGATTATTTGATTTTATTTCTACCTGCTGTTCTTTCTTTTCCTGAACATCATCATCTTTTTTTGTCATAATTATCTCCTCAAAATAATATTATTTTCTATATAATATCACAATTATTAGTTATTGTCAATGGTTTCCTGTCTTCTATATAAATCAAAAAATATAGTTAAAACCAATCTACCACTATATTTATCGTCTTCATTTCCAAAGTTTCCTTGTGGTTGATGTGGTAACTGAGAGTTGTATAATACAAATCTATTGTATTTGTTTGACACTGTTTCAAAATGATTTCTTTCCTTATCGTATATCAATGTACCTGTATCATTTTCAGGATTAGGATGTAAATAAATTACACCTGCATATCTGATATCCGAACCGGTTGTATCATCTTTGTGTAAAAAAGTTTGTGTGTTTTTGTATGTTAGAGAAAAACTAAATTGAGCCGTGTGTTTTAAATATGAATCATCCATTGTATCAAGGCCTTGCATTTTCATAACAGCCTTGTCTACCTGTTTGACCATATAGTCATACATTGATTTTGTAAAATCTAAATTGTGAAAATAGTCTGTACGAATACCAGGAAATCCACCAACACCTTCTGTATGTTCGTGTGGTTCATAGAATTTGAATTTAGTTAAAGCTAAATCTCTAACTTCATCTGGATTTTCAAAAAAATCATCTAATATAATATAATCACTCATTCTTAAATTGTCACTTCTGTCCAGGTACTTTTTTACTTACTCCGCTACCCCAACCTCTACCAAAATTATTAGTTTCTTTCACCAACCAATCCAATACTTTCTTAGACCTTTGTTGTTTATTATATTTAGATTCTTCAATTTCTTCTTGTGTAGGAACTCTATTTAATTTAACACCTTTTGGATTCAAATGTGGCATAGCATGGCCATTTTCGGCAGCCTCTAACCATTTCCTCATGTTCATACTGCGATTGGGTTTATATTCTTGTTGCCAATTGCCGGTAAATTTATTTTGTACCATACGGCCTTTTCCTGCTGGAGGTTTCGGTTTACGAAACCACCACTGAGAAATTCCTTTTCTCATATCCATGGCTTTTTTGAAAAATGCTTTAGGGTTTTCTTTAAATTCTTTATAATCTTCCATAGACTGTTTTTGTAATTCAGCCATGATATTTTCTCTACGCCAACGCCACTCTCTTTGGTCTTCTTTTTCTCTATACATTTCCTCAAACTCTCTAAGGTCGTGTATGGTTTTTTCACCTCTAGCAACAGCTTCTTTTAATTCAGCATATGCGTGAAGATTATGAACTTCCCATTCAAAGTTTTTTGGAATTTTATATTTAAATTGTGTTGGTATGTCTTTAGAATTTTTACTCATTTCAATCCTTTTAATTACAAAAAATATTTATATAGTTTGTAAAACTTATATTATGACCACTGAAGTGATACGCCGTGTATTTTTACTGTATTATTTGCCAATGCTAATTTCCATCTCATAGACTGACCTGTAGGTTGTCCTGAAATGTCTGCTTGACCAGTAAGAATTCTTTGTCCACTAGAACCTGTTATATAACCACTATCTGAAAGAGTAGCGTTTGTAAAAGTTGTACCACCATCTCTACTTATACTAGCTATAATATCTGTATTTAAAGTTGGTGTATCTACATTTTCTTCAAAAACAACTATTCTAGCATTTGTAGCTTCAGATGCAGCTGTAAATGATGTAGAAACAATTGTAGTAGCTAATGTTGTTGCTCCTGCTTCTGGTCCATTAAATGATGAATATAAAAACACATAACCGTCAGCGTCTGCCCATTGGTTTCCTCCACCACTCAAAGAGGTAAAAGAACCTGGATTACCTGAACCTTCTCCGTATTCACTAAACAATGGAATACCAACAGGACCACCTGCTTTTGCTGAAATTGTTGGTTGATTAGGATTAGATGGTTCTACAGATGATGTGTTATCAGTATCATTTGTTGCCCCTGCGCCACCTTGAATTGTTACTCCGCCTGAAACGGCTGGATTACCAATGTAAGATGAACCTCCGCCGCCGCTAGCTGCGTGACCAGCGGGACCAGGACCTGTACCACCGCCGCCATAAAAACCTGCACCGCCAGCTGCTGATGAGTGAGTATTAGTGCTACCTAAACCTCCGTTCAGATATGAACCGTTTGTTGCTGTACCTTCATCACCGCCAGCTTGACCACCACTTGACTGGCCGCCACCTCCAGCAGCTGTTCCAGTATAAGGAGTGCTGCCTGCTTCTGATTGAGATGCTGTTTGAGAATCTCCTCTTAAACCTGTTAATCCGCCTCCATTACCGCCATAACCAGGATTTGGACCTAAAGCGCCGGCGCCGCCACCGCCGCCTGCAATTAATAACATTTCTGGAGTAGGTTCATTAACACCTGTTGTATTTCCATTTACAATAGCAGATAAACCTCCTGCACCACCAGCCCCCCATGAATCTTGGCCTCTCGCATAACCGCCATTACCTAATGACCTCACACCACCATTCGGTCCTCCTGGAGCTGGGTCTGAACCATGAGAATTTGAAAGTCCGCCTTCACCTACTACAATTGATAAAACTTGTCCGCCTGTAACTGCTAATTCTCCGTAAGCAAAACCACCTGAGCCACCTGAGTCGAACTGACCTGCACCTGAAGGCGTTGAACCGCCTCCAGCACCTATCACAAAAGCATTTAAAGCTGTAACGCCTGTTGGTACAGTATAAGTTCCGTAAGTACCTGAACCATAAGCTGGGTTAGTACCTGCTGTTGATGTATCTGGTTCTGTTACAGATGATGTAGTAAAACCTGCTGATGCTATTATAGTTGTATCTGCATTTAAATAATAATCGTTTGATGCGTTATAAGTATCGTTTGAACCTTCAGCTTCGTCTGTACCTGATTCATCATTAAATTCATCTACAACACCATCAACAAGATTAAATACAGTTAATCCCTCATTAACGGCCATTTTGAAACCTAAAAGAGAGATGTTATAATTAGCATTATCTAATTCTGTAGAATTTATGTTAGCGTCTGTAATTTTAGTTGTCATACTTCTATTTATCTCCCTATGCCGGCAACTCTCTAATTTGTATTGCTACTCCAGATGCCGGAGCAGTTGTAAAGGTTAAAGTTGTTCCAGAAATAGTGTAATCGTTAGTTGGTTTTTGACAAACACCGTTTTCAAATACTAAAACCGAATCAACCGTGACACCACTTGTTACTGTAAAATCTGTTGTTGTTCCGTCACCTGTTGCATTTCTTGTAACAGATGCTTTTACAATATTACTTGTTTGAATCCATTTAACTTGTGTAGCTGAATTATCATAAACTAAAAATCTGTCATTCGTAGCAGCTCTTTCTGCCAATTCGTTTAATGATGTGAATGAAGCATCACCTACAATAGCGCCGTCATATGCAATACCTAAGTAAATTACAAAAACAATTTCGCCACTTGCTGGGGCTTCTGTAAATGTGATTTGAGTACCGCCATTTGCTAAATTATAGGCAGATGATGGTTCTTGTACCACACCTGAAACGGAAACTAAAATTGAACTTGTAGAAGCAACTGTATAATCTAAAGTGAAAGTAACTGTGCTACCATCAGCTGTTAGACTTTGCCTTTCAAATGCTCCGTATTGTGGTTCTCTACCTATATAAGCCATTTAATTACCTTACTATTCGTTTACCTGTGCAACTGTTTTACCAAAGTATCCAGTTGTTTCGTCAATTTTTCTTGTTTCGCCCTCAGCAGTTGCATCATATACACCGTCAGCAGGTAATTGTACAATTACTGTGCCATCAGGTTTTTTTAATTTTGCACCTGTTTGAGGAGAAGCATTAACTTTTGCTTTTGTTTCTGATAATCTTTCAACTGCCATTTTTTAACTCCATTGTAAAGATACACCATGTATCTTAACCTGATTATTTGCCAATGCTAATTTCCATCTCATAGACTGACCTGTAGGTTGTCCTGAAATGTCTGCTTGACCTGTTAGAATTCTTTGTCCTGAACTACCGGTAACATAACCACTATCACTTAAAGTAGCAGTTGAGAAAGTTGTACCACCATCTCTACTAACTGAAGCTATAATATCTGTATTTAAAGTTGGTGTATCTACATTTTCTTCAAAAACAACTATTCTTGCTGTTGAAGCTTCTGCTGAAGATGTAAAGGCTGAAGATACAATTGTTGTTGAAGTTGCTGAGGATGTTACAGGAGATGATGTTAATAAAACATAACCGTCTTCACCATTTTGTGATGGTTGAGGGTCAGCTACAGATGTTGTACCTTCACCAATATTTCCTAAAGGACTAAAAGGACCATCTGCTAAGCCATTTACACTTGGACTATTACCACCTTGTATTGCGCCTTCACCAAATCCATCTGCAAAAGGACCTGAGTTTCCACCTTCACCTGCATATGTGCCTCCACTTGAAACAAGTGGGTTGCCGTGATATGATGAACCGCCGCCACCACTGCCGTGACTTGATGTTGAACCGTTTGAAGGTCCAGGCGTATATGAGCCTCCGCCGCCGCCATAAAATCCAGAACCCCCACCACCGCCAGTGTGATTTGAACCTGAATCGCCGCCTATAAATAAATTTCCTGGATTTGCATTACCTTGTTGACTTCCTTGACCAGAAAGGTCGCCGTCAGCGCCTTGTCCGCCAGCTGTCTGTGAACCTCCACCACCAGTTGTTTCTCCGACCATAGCCGTTTGTGCTAGATAATCTTCTCCGCCACCATAACCATGTAAACCTCCGCCGGCACCACCAAAACTTTTTTCCAGGTCACCACCTTGAGCGCCTGCACCGGCTCCGCCAGCACCCACAAGATAAACTTGAGGAGCAGCTGCGTTTGCTGTTTCAGAACCTGTAATAGTTGATGGTACAGGTGAAGTGAAAATTGCCGAAGCTCCTCCGCCGGAACCTCCATAACCATCTCCATTTGGACCTGAACCGCCGCCGCCTAATGAACGACCTGATTCATAACCACCTGGTGAACTACCTGCTCTGCCACCTTCACCCACCATAATTCTTAATACATCTCCTCCTGTTACAGGAAAAGAACCGTATGCCATACCGCCGCCTGCGCCGCCACCATAACTTGCAACTGGACCAGCACTACCACCACCAGCACCAAAAACATAACCCGTAAGTGTTGTAACGCCTGTTGGTACAGTAAATGCACCTAAAGTACCTGAACCATAAGCTGGATTAGTACCTGCTGTTGATGTATCTGGTTCTGTTACGGATGTTGTTGTAAAGCCTGCTGAACCACCACTTATATTTACGCCGTCATCTGTATTAGAGTTAATGTAATAATCAGAAGCTGCTACATATTTGTCGTTTGAACCTTCTGCCTCGTCTGTACCAGATTCGTCATTGAATTCATCCACAACACCATCTACTAAATTAAATACAGTTAAACCTTCGTTAACTGCCATTTTGAAACCTAATAAAGAAATATTAAAAGCATTTTTCTGTACATCAGATTCAATAACTGAAGTATCGACTGTAAGTTTACCAGAAGCTATAGCTGCACTAGGAGAAACATCAGCGTTAACAATAGAACCGTCTTCAATTTTAGAACTATCTACTGCGCCGTCTGCTATTGCACCTTTTGTTACTTTTGTTAATGCCATTTTATTTTACCTTACTATTATTTATTAAGCCCATTGTAAAGAAACACCGTGAATTTTTACTGTATTATTAGCTAACGCCAACTTCCATCTCATTGATTGGCCTGTAGGTTGACCACTTATATCGGCCTGACCTGTTAAAATTCTTTGTCCACTTGAACCTGTTACATATCCTGAGTCAGATAATGTCGCTGTGCTAAATGTTGTACCACCATCTCTACTAACTGAAGCTATAATATCTGTATTTAAAGTTGGCGTATCTATATTTTCTTCGAACACTACGATACGAGCACTTGAAGCTTCAGATGCGGCTGTAAAGGCTGAAGATACAATTGTTGTTGAAGTTGTACTAGCAGTAGCAGATGTGGGTGCATTATCAAATAATACATAACCGTCTTCACCTGACCCCTGAGGGCTTGGATCAACACCCCCCTCATTTGTACCTGCAACATAAAAAGGACTTGATACACCGCCACCTTGAGAGGTGCTACCGTCTTCAGTTGTACCAGAAGTTATTTGAGGATGTCCGTAATATGATGAACCTCCACCTGCGCCGCCGTGAGGTGCGTTGTAGTGCCAACCGCCTCCTCCGCCGCCCCAATAACCGGCACCGCCACCCATACCGTAAGTATTTCCCGGTCCTGGTTCGACATATGTTGTACCTACACCACCTTGTAAAAATCTTCCTGATTGAGCGTTAGTTGCTCCTTGGCCGCCAGCTGACTGTGAGCCGCCACCGCCAGCGTCACTACTGTTTGTTCTACCTGTTTGTGCTACATCACCACCAGCATAACCTTGTAAACCTCCGCCGGCGCCGCCAGGCACACTATTATTTGCCCCACCGCCAGCAGCAACTAGATAAACTCCTGGAGCATAAGGTGAATTATTTTGCATTGTTGAAAATGAAGCTACAGCTGGATTAAAAATACCTGAAAGACCTCCGCCAGACGCCCTTACATTATTAGTACCTGGACTATTTGGTTCAGCAGACGAACCAGCGCCACCTGTATAACTATATCCATCAAATCCACCTTGTGGGTCTGATTCACCCCCCACACCACCTTCTCCTACCACAACTTCAATTGTTTGGCCAGGAGATACTGCAAGCGTTCCAGATGAAAAGCCGCCGCCACCAGATGTTGTATCAGTTTGATGGTGTCCTCCACCAGCACCCCAAGTATAAACATTCACTTCTGTTACACCAGTGGGCACAGTAAATGAGCCAAAAGTACCTGAACCGTAAGCTGGATTAGTACCTGCTGTAGATGTGTCTGGTTCTGTTACGGATGTTGTTGTAAATCCAGCAGAAACAGTTGGTATTGAAATACCAGAGTCAGTAGTATTGTTAATATAATAATCGGAAGCTGCTACATATCTGTCGTTTGAACCTTCTGCCTCGTCTGTACCAGATTCGTCATTAAATTCATCCACAACTCCATCAATTAAATTAAAAACTGTAAGGCCTTCATTTACGGCCATTTTGAAACCTAATAAAGAAATATTAAATGCGTTTGTATCTTGTTGTGAAGTATCAATTGCTCCCCAACTACCATCACCAGCAAGATATACACTTGAAGAACCTGGTTGTGAAATTGAAGATGTAGCAACTTTACTTGCTGTTGTAATTTGGGCTAATTTTGTATCTGCAATAGCAGCTGATGAATTAATATCTGCATTTACTATTGAACCATCGGCAATTTTTGCTGAGGTTACAGCACTATCTGAAACTGTTGTGATTTGTGAATCGAAAACACCAGGATTTAAAACTACAATTGTATGTCCGTTTGTGGGTGCTGAAGTAAAAGTAATTCTTCTTAATCTATTTGCGCCGTCTAAACCTACTGTATAATCTGTTGTATCAAATTTTCTTACATCATTTACAAATACTTGAAGGTCATTGCCTGAACCGGCAGGAATATTACTACTAACATCAAAAGTAGTAGTTGAGCCATCACCTGTGAATGTATCTTTTTCTGTAATACTCCTTCTTATATTTGAAGGATTTTTTCCAATATAAGGCATTAATATTCCCTCTCTTAATTCTTATTAAACATCTTCAAGTACAGATAGTACAGCATCTACTGTAGATGTTGAACTCGCTGAAACTCTAATTACATCTCCAGCCGTACCATTATTTTGTAACACAATTTTATTTCCCGCCATAATTTCCAATGAGGATCCGGCAGGAATTGTTGCATCTTTAATAATGTGAGCGTCTGTTCCATCATAACCATCTAAGAAAACACTAGCGGTACAACCAGTATTAGTTGTATTTGATAAAGTGATACCGATAACGATACTTTCTAAGGCAGATGAACCAGAACCAGCAGGAGTAGTATATAATGCGTCTGCACTAGCTCCTGTGCTAGTACCTGCGCCGTTTACTACATTTCTTTTAAAATCGTTTGCCATGGTTTCTTCCTATTATTTATACTTCTATTTATACTATTTATAAAGTTATCCTAAAGCAATTGACTGTGCAATAGCAAAAGGTCTAGTTGCAACTCTAACAGAATCCTCAGTTATTGTTGCAGCTTCAACTGAGCCTGTTGTGGTTATATTATCATTGTCAAAATTTACTGTTCCAGATGTACTGGTAATTGAAGTTGTTGATATATCACCAGTTATAGTTCCAGTCGTTGTAATATTATCATCACCAAAACTAACTGTACCACCTGTGTCTGTAATCGAACCTGAACCTAAAACTAAAGTTGTTCCGATTGTTGCAGCTGTTGATGCAATACTTGTTAGTCCTGATACTGTACTATTTAGTGCTACTGTTAAAGTATCAGTTGATGATACTGTAGCAGTAATATTACTGCCAGATGAAATTCTAAAAACATCACCAGAATTAACTTGTTGAGTTGTTGAACTATCATCAGCAATAGTAAATGCTGTTGTAACGGCAGAATTAACTTCATTAATAGCCGCAACAATAGATGAGGTATCTGTAGTACCTAGTAAACCTAAGTCACCTACATCTGTACCTAAACTATTGAAGGTGGTTCTAAAACCTTCTAGTGTATCGGATGTTGCTACGCTTCTAACTGCCATTATTTGTTACCTAAATTTTTAATTAATTCTTTAATTTCGTACAATTCTTTCTTTAAATTATTTATCTCTTTACAAGCATTTCTAATTTGGTCACCTTGTTCTTCTCTGGATTTTATTCTATTTCTAATCATTTTATATTCCTCATAGGCTGTTCTATTAGTGTTAACAATACCGTTAGAGTTTTTATCTCTTTTTAATCCAGGATATTCTTGTATTTTTACTAAACTCATCTTAACTGTACGCTATAACTCTTAAATCTTTAATTTTTGGAATGAATACCGTATTAGACGATTTCATAACAATTTTTAATTGTAAATTTTTAAAGTCAGCAATATTATTTACATTAATGGTTCTTTCAGTAAATATATTAATTGCATCTTTAGTAGTTATTGCAAAATTTGTATTTGTATATTTTAATTTATTTAAATCAGCATCATCATCCCACGCTCTATAGTAAACTTTAACATCTGAATTTTGTGGAATATTTGCATCAAATAAAATTCTTAAATTTTCAGCAGATGTATCTAAAACAAGTGTTCTTGTAATATAGTTTGCTAAGTTAGTTGAACCTGTAGGTGCATAATCATCTACGAAACTGTCAAATTGTTTGATTGCCCAATTTAAACTGTCTTTTCTAACACCCATAACACCAGATGAAACTGTTTCTGTAGCGTTTGCGTCAAGTGTAATAGAACTAGCACCTACAGCTGATACTGTACCTATAACTTTTTTCTCTAACCTTTCAGCAGTACCGCCATCAGGAGTTACAACTTCGTAAACAGTTGTAGAAATAATTTTATCGCCTACATCTATTCTGCTTGTATTATCAGCTGAACTATTAATTGTTACACTGCCTGTGCTTGATGTGTGAGTACCATTTAAGTTAAACTCATACCAATCATTTACAACATCTAGGTAAACTGTATTTGTAGTAGGTAAATCTGCAAAGGCACTGCCTAATGTAATTGTTACTTTATTGCCGTCAGAAGATTCAGCATAATGTGTATTATCAGAAACTTCTTGTACATCATCAATTGCATATGTGCCGTTAATTTTACTTGCTAAGACACCTTCAATTTTTAGATTTGCACCAATTTGAGCATTTGCTAAAATGTTATCAGCTGCATCAATCCAAGTAACTAATTGTCCGTTACCATCTGAATTTTCTGAAATTTCAATAACACTTCTACCAACAATCTTAAATGCAACACCTGTTTGAGCAGATAATCCATTAGCTGTTAATTCTAATGATGTGTTGTTTGTAATTGAATCTACAACACCGATTGCTGTATCACCAACTCTAATTGTATCACCAACTTTAACTTCGGTTTCAAAAGATGTTCCCGAACCTGTTATGGTCGTTGTACCTGTTCCAGATGTAATTGTACCTGTACCTGTAATGAAACTATCAGCATCAGCCACCGTACCATCTTCTAATAAAACTCTTTCATCCACTGTATCTACATTTAAGTCACTAGCAGATTTATTATCAATTAAGTTAGATATTGCGTAAACAGATTTTTTCTGTAAGTCAATTACTGGCGAAACATTTGTATTTGTTGATGTCATTTGTACACTAAAAGTAAGCGTTGGAGTTTTTACTTGTGGTGTTGAACTTAATAGAGTTTCGTTTTCATAACTCTTAATAACTTTTCTATTTTTAAAATCGTAATTTTGATTTGGAACAAATGGTAAATTGCCAGAAGCTGTACCTGTTGTATCAGTAGCATTTACAACATAAGATAAAGAAGTGTCTGCTAATACAACATCACTACATTTATAATACATTGTATCCATGTTTAATTGTCTTGTACATCTTACAGCACTTCCGCCATAAAAACCTTTAACAAAATTAGCAGTAGTACCTTCTAATAAAGAATCACCATTTGCGTCTGTTGTTTGTAATGTAATTAAGAATGAATCTTTAGTTATACCTGTACCTGATACTGTATGTGAACCATTTAACAATGTTTCTGGTGCACCTGTTGTTGAACTGCCTGTACCATACAATCCTTTAGCCACGCCAGAAATAACTACTATATCACCTGAAGTAAATCCGTGATTTCTAGCTTTTACTCTAACAGTTGTAGAACTTGTTGTAAATTCAAAAGGATTTGAACCTAAAGTAAATGTTTCAGGTGGTAATGCTTTTAAAGGAACACTAGCTGTTTGTGAAATGTTAAATGTACATTGATTTAATTTAAATTTCATATCCAATAATGGACTTTGTACAAACTCTTGTGTATTTTGAGAAGCATATAAAGCACCTGTCAAAGGCTGTTTAGCAATAACATTTGTAGTTATAATATCCGTTTGACCTAATTCTGATACAAACATTTGACAACCTGGTTCATCAACTTTAGCTACAATTGCATATGTTTCACCATCTCTTAAATAAACAGGAGAATGAAACTTGAAATTAGTTGCTGTTGCGCCATTTGTTGATGTATTAATCTCATCAATTCTTTTTACAACAGTTGTAAATGGAATAATTCTACTTGTAGGCACACCATTGTCACACACTCTTAATTCTACAATAACAGGTCTACTACCCGCTTCTGAGAAATATAAATCAACAGATGACACAAATACACCACCTGGTGATTCTACAGTAAATGTTTGTGCTAGAGGGTCATGGCCGCCTCCGCCTCCGCCGCCGCCTCCACCGTTATTTGGTGGTGGTAAACTTCTGACAAATCTTGAGCCGTTTGATGTTCTTCTAATTGAACGCTCTGCAAAAACTCTATCTTGTGCAAATCGAATGCTACGAGAATTTACAACAGTAGCTTCTTTTTCTAATGTTAATCCTACTGCATTATAAATTGCTGTACCTTTACTGTCAAATAAATCATCACTATTAGATAAATTATCTGTTAGTGTTATTGTTCTTTCACCTGTTCTAAAAGTATTTGCTGGTATATTGAATACACCTACAACTTGACCTGCTGTATCTGTTCTTAGAGTATCACTTGTGGATTTCATAGTAGGCGCTGTTGTTGTGCTTGTGCCATCATTTATACTTGTAAGTGTAGCTGTATTAAAATTATTTCCACCTGTGTCAATTGTACCTGTAACTGTTTCACCGATTGCAAAACCATTTTTGATGTTTACAATAAATGTATCAACATTGTCTGAAACTACAGCATTTGCAGCTGCAACAACACCACTAGCTTGTAATCTTAATAATTTTCCTCCATCATTTGATGGATAAGCTGATGTTGAATAAGCATCAAATTTATCTATTGTAGAACCATCTACATTAGCTAATGTTAAAGTTGTGCCACTTACACCTGTTACTTTAAATGTTTTTAAGTTTAATTGTTTTGAGTGATTACTACCCAAAGATGTAATAGTTGTTGTTACATTATTAGGCAACTGATTTAAGTTTGATACAATGCTAGGATTAGCTCTGTTTGCATCAAAGTTATACAAATAAACATGGTGACCGGGTAAAATACCAGAAGCACTATTTACTGTTAATGTAAAACTAGAAGCGCCTGCATCTGAGGTAATATTAGTAATTGCTGATACAGTTGTTGCTGTATGTGTATCATTTTTAATTACATCACCAATTGAGAATGCTTGTTGTACAATACCATTTGCATCTGTTCTTGCTGGGTCATCAGCTAGAATTGTACCCTCAGCAGTTTCTAATGTAAAGTTTAATGAAGCTGCACCTGCAATTTTTGTTAAATTAAATTTGTCCGCTGGTGTAATATTATTATTAACATCATCTTTATCAAAGAAACCATAAAACTTAGTATCAGGTTTTAAATTTCTTGCAATGAATGTTACAGGTTTTTGTCTTATATATGGAATGTATGATACATCTACAACTCTATCTCCGTAATTAATAGAATTAGTTGAAGTTACAGCTGATGTTCTAATACCGTTTCTAGTTGCTGTACCTGTAAATGTTGTAATTGTGTTTTGAAAAATAGCTCTTCCAGCCTGAAACTGTCCACCAACATCTCTTGTAGATGAACCTGTCCAGTTATTTTGCCATTCATTCCATTGTGTTCCTGTTACACCTAATTCATCAGCAATAAATCTAATTGCATCTAAATTATTATCGTCTGTAACTGTTAAATCAGGTCTTCTATCTGTTTCTTTCCAATTATCTCCTTCAGGAAATAGTGAAACTTCTCCTCTAAATGCACCAATTTTATATGGATTGACATCAATAGCTCTTGTAGCATAAGGATTAAAGATAAATGATGTTTCAGAATAAGGTAATGTAATAACATCACCTGTTCTTTGATAATTTTGTGTTGCTCTTTGAGTACCTGATTGTAGGTTTTCAGCAATCTCTAACGCATCTGTAAAGTGCATTGGTCTCAATTCTCTATTTTGACTGTCAATAGCAATTTTATAGTCTGTATTTTTTACATCACCTACATTGTGACCAGTAAATTGGTCAACAATAAATCCGTTTTTGAATTTATCTAAACCTGTAACGGCATCTTTGATAGATAATTGTTCAGTTTCTTTTTCTAATAAACTTAAACTAGAATAATATTCTAAGTTTGATATTCTTCTTTCTAAACTGCCAATATCTCTCATAGTATATCTTCTATTATCTCTTTGTTTAATAGAAACATCACTAGCTTGTTTTGTATAAGCAGGTAAGAATAAAGTAGCAATTACCATACCTGATTTTGGATCCGAAGGTTCTTTAGGGTCTTCAGCAGGTGTGCCACCTAATACATTAATTTGTCCTGTACTATCAACAAATACTTTATCAGCTCTTGGTAAATAATTTGCTAACGGAGTATTGAAATCGGACCCAATTTTTGGAATTTGTGGTGAAAATGTGTTGAGTCCTTCTACAACTGGTCTGTAATCAATAACATCATGTAAGAAAATTTCTTGTGTTGTGCCGTCTGTTTGCGAAACTTTAAATGATGGAATATCTTCGTAGTTAAGACTGCCATAACTATCAACACTAAAGTAATTACCTGAACCACTGTAAGAAAAATATTTGTAAGTTACACTTAGAGCACCTGTAATTGCACCTGCGCCCTCTTTTAGTGTCAAAGCACCTTTTTGATAATGAGTTGGTCTTTGACCTGTATCTAAGTTGAATCTATCTGTTACATCAACTGAATTTGATGATGAATAAGCTGAGAAATTACCAGGCGTCATTGCCACAGAAGTAATGCTATAAACATCAGCATGATTTAATAAAACATTTTTAGCCGTTACATTTTTAGCACCAGTAATTGTAATTGTGGCTGTTGTTAGTGTTTTTGTTTTTTCTCTTGCAGCTAAATTAATTTGTAATACAGTTGTTATAAGTGTATAACTTCTGGATGCTGAAAGGCCTGTAATTGTTACAGTTTTTCTATTTGAATCATCATCAAAAGAAATATCTGAGGCTGTTAAGTTAACAACTTCATTTGTAACATTATCAAATAATGTGTAGTTATTTAAATCTGAGTCTGATAAGAAAGATTCATTTGTGTTAGTTAATGTAGATGACCAATCGCCTGAACCATCAGCTGTGTTTGTAATTACTCTACGAATTTGATGTTGGCTTGAAAAGTTTACATCTTGTCCTGATGCACTATCAAAACCTCTTAAAGATTTTGTGTTATTTAAACCTGTTCTGAAAAGTAAGTCTGTATTGTCAGGTTCATAAACTCTTGTATTACCTCTTTCAATGGTTAATGTGCCAGTTGATGTAATAAGGTCACTTGTCAATTCTCTATCTAAAGTTAATGTATTGTTATCTGTAATTGATGCAACATAACCTACAAAGTTATCACCTAAGACTACTGCATCACCAACTTTAAAATCTAGTGTAAATGTTGTACCTGTACCTGTAATCGGGTCGCCACCTGAACTTGTAATTGAACCGTTTGCCGAACCAGCGACCACAATTTTATCGCTTGTTTGTTCTGCATTTGCATAAAAATTAATTACACCTGTTTGACCTGCGTCTGTAACCCACTTTACATCTCTCTCAACACTTTTACCACTATTTAATTTAATATCAAATAATGATAATCTATATAAAGAAAATGATGAGTAACTTGAACTGTGTAATTGAAATGAACGAACTTTAGCCGTACCAATTAAACCTGATTTATTAATATTTGTATCAGTACCTATTGTTGGTGGTGTATCATAAACATCTGAACCGTCCCATAAATAAACTTCTTCAAAAGTATCAATACCTGGAACACCTCTAACTGTATCAACTAAAATATAATTACCAATAGTAGTACCAACAGGTTGGTCATCTAATCTTGCAACATGGCCATTTTCTACGCCATCAATTGGTCTAGCTCTGTTTAACGAAATATATTGAGAAATAGTATTTTCAATTTCATATCCTTCAATGTACGCTTTACCTGGATCCACAACCATAGCAACTTTGTCTGCACTACCATAAGTAACGCCTGCAACTGGTGTTGCTGGTTCAACAGGAAATACACCATTGTTATTACCTTCTTTTAAATGTTCTCTAACGGAAACTAAAAATTTATTAACTTCGTAGTTACCTGATTCGTCAAATGTTCTTCTAGCAAATACTTTTTCTAATTCATTGTAATCTGTTTTTGTAATCTTTCTTTGTACAATACCATTTTTGACTCTTAGTAATTCAACAAATCTAATTTCGTCTTCTGTTTCTAAAGCTAATCTTTTTAAAGATAAATTCTTTTTATATCTGTGAGCGCCAGGAGCATTAACATTTGAACTACCTTGTGCATTATCATTTAAAGATGTGTCTTCACCCGGAGTTACAATTTCATCTGTAATTTGAAAACCAACTCTATAAGATGGAGTATTATCGAAACGAGAAATGTATAAGTGTAATTCATCACACTTTACAAATGCGCCATCTACAAAGAAAACACCTTCTTTAACTTCTACTACATAAGCTAAACCAATAACATCTCTAACTGCGTTTTGTGTATAAGTTGTACCTGAAGAACCGTCATCACCTAGTGATTTAATTGTAACTGAAATATCACTTGATTGATTTTCTGTTAAACGATAGTTGTTTGAAGTTGTATTATCAACCGCTAATGCTGTAATAGTTTCTCCTGGTAAAAATCTTTTTGTTTCACCGTCTGAAGCGGTATCTGTGTATTTAAAAAATAGTGTTGGAATATCACTATCACCTTCAACCATACAAGTACATTCTGAAGTGTCATTAACAACAGCTTTTACACCTGATGTTGCACCAGTTATAATTTTATTTCTAAATTGTGATAGATAAGTTGTAACACTGACCTCATTAAAAGTATTTTCTAATTTAATGAAGTTGATTTGATTATCGACATTAATATCGCCGGGGATAACCATGGATCCTTCTTTAAATATATGACGACCAAATCTTTCAATTTGGTTTTGAAGAATCGTTTGTAGTTGTGTTAATTCTCTCGCTTGAACTGCGAAACCTGGTCTAAAAAGAATTCTATGAAACTTTTTGGCTTCATCAAAATCATCAAAGTAAGGCGAGAGGTTAAAGTCTGTTGGACTTGGCATTTAGTTCCCCTTAAAACTCAATTACTAATTTAACATTTTCTGTTTGGTCGGATGCTCTTGTGATTGGTGACCTATTTTCTATATATATGACATCTCCATCATCTGGTTCTATTTCTGGATTTGCATATCCGCTTGTGAAAGTAACATTGTTTGCTGTTTCACTTGCTGTTGAACTTGGTGTACCAGTTGCACTAGAACTTTGACCTGTAATTACATTCGCTCCTGAGAACGCTGTTAAATTACCATTACTGTCAGCTCCTTCATCATTGAATCTGGTTTGAATATAATATAAAATTCTATTTGTAGCGTCCCATTCAACAACTTTACCTACTGCGCCAGTTGTTGCTTGGTTAATTTCTTCATCTACTGTAAATGTGCCTGGTGTAGGTGATGATGCAAAAATTACTGCTTTTGTTCCTCTTAATGTTGCTGAAGTAGCAGCTGAACCGCCACCAAAATTATTTGGGTCTTTAATTAAGGCAATTCTTCTAAAATCATTTGCAACTGTAAAGTCGCCTGTATTTGAAGTTTCACTTCCTTCAAAGTTTACATTTAACATTACATAAAAACCACCTAATTCTGTTACAGCGTCTTCGCCGTGGCCGCCTTTTGGTTCAATTATACAATCTAATTCCGCACCTGTTAAATCTGTAGCGCCAGCAGATACAATATCTGCGTTTCGTACATATGCGTAAGTATAACCTGAACCTGGATTTGTAACAGTCACAGCAGTAACAATACCGCCAGCTGTTGTCACTGAAACTGTACCGCCTGAACCATCACCTCTAATTGCAATACCTGTAAATGTAGTATTTACTGAAGCACCTGAACCAGCAGTTTTAATTTTTACGATATTAACTTCGCCATCTGTGTTAGCCCCTTGAACTGTTGTGTTTGTTGCAACGGCCATAAAATCTGTAGATAAAAAATTTACTTGTTGAGAAGCAGACAATTCATACATAAATTTCCACTTATAGTCATCAGCTGTTGTAATAATATTATTACTATCGCCTGTAGGCTCTGTAGTTGAAGATGCACCACCATTATTATCTAAACACTTGTAAACTCTATTTTCACTATTTAAAACATAGAAAGTTGAATCAAATAGAGAAGTTGCGCCACTATCGGCTGATTGTACTGTAGTTGTGCCTGTAATTCTATTACCATAATCGTGTCTATAATAATCATAAACTGTACCAGAAGTCCAGTTTCTTCTTGGAATTACAAAACTAATATCGGAAGTACCTAATTTTTTAGCTGCAATTAAATCATCAAATGTATAAAATTCTTCTTGTACTGAATCAACAGGAGTTAAAGGAGATACATCAGAACCTTCATTTTCAGTACGAGTATCTGGTCTTGTTGAAGTGGCATAAGCCTGTGGTCTACCTATTCCTAGATAAAACACATTTGAAGCACCGGTCAAAGCAGTTGAAAATTTTTCTGCATTGTGTCTTCTAAATTTGTTTGTAATAATTGCTGGCATATTATTCTATCTTCCTTTTATACTATTTATACTACTTTTCATAATGTTATTCAGGTGGATTATCAATAATCGTATTGCCTTCGTCCACCCATTCTTGTATAGATTTATATTCTGGACTTGTGGTGTCAGGCGTTACTGCCATTTTTCTTCCATCTGTCAATACACATTCATAATAAACAAATTGATTATCAATTGGACTATAAACTTTTTTAATACTTGTAAACATTATAACTCCGCACTAAATTCTAATTGATGACTTGCGTCACTATATTTAATTAAATAATCAGCATTTGTACCTAAACCGTGTGAGGCTTTATTTGCTGAAAAATAAACATTACTTGTTGTATTTTGGCCTAATATGAAACCAAATGTCCAACCTGTATATCCTGTGTTTGCTCTCCAAACTTCAACATCTCCTGTTTCAGTCACAGATGTTGGTGGAACTCTAAAAGGAACTGGTGGAACCAATCTAAAGGCAATATAGTTTGCGTCATTATAACCAGCAAAAGCACTTCCGTATCCACTAGAACCACTTTGTAATTTTTCTACATAACAATATCTATGACATCTTGCTAAATTTACATCATGTGGTAAGAACTCAAAATCACTAGCAGTTGTTCCAGCTTCCAATTGAACGCCTGTAATGTACCATTCGTTTGATGTGCTATCTCCTAAATTTACTGTTAAACCAGCAGCTCTATCTGTTGCACTTTCAGCTTCCCAAGATGTAGGAACAGAACCACTTGTATAGTTTGTTCCAGCGCCTAAAAACCATTCACATTCTAAACTATTTCCATTATCATTATCAAATGTACCAGTAGTATCTCCAGCAAAAGTTAAAGTTTTCTTTTCCCAAGTATCTGCTGATGAAACTGTATAAGTTTGTCCAATAATTCTTGTATTATCTTTATCTCTTAAATTTACTTGATAAGTTCCAGTTTTATTTGTTTTAACCCAAAAACTTAAAGTTAAACTTTCTGCATTAGAAGTTCCTTTTTTAAGATATTGTAAATTTTGTCCCTCAATTCTTTGTGAAAAATGTAATTGGTCACCAGTACCTGGCGATGCCTCAGCAGTAGTACAATCATATTTTAATGATTTTGCAAAACCTTGACCAGCTGGAACATCTGTGCTTTGAGATATTGTCCAAGTTCCAATAGTCATGCCAACATTAAACCATCTATCAGTACAATGATATGCTTGTGTATTTGCACTTGATTTCGAAGTTGACCTTTGAGCAATACTCATATCTCCATTGATAAGAATGTTTTTGAAGTTTACATTGCCAGTTATTTTTGCGTTAGTAACAGCACTATCGGCCAATTTAGCCGTGGTTACGGCACTATCTGTAATATTTGATTCTTTAATTTTGTTTGTCATATTACTCTTATAACTCCTTAATTGTTATTACATCCGCTGATACAGGAGCCGTACCAAAGGTTAATGTAGTTCCTGATACAGTATAATCCGTAGTTGGCCTTTGGAAAACACCATTTAAAAATACTAAAACATTATCCACAGTTTGTCCGTCTGTCACTGTAAAACCTGTTGTTGAGCCATCACCAGTGTATGCTCGTGTGTTACAAGTTAATTGACCCACACCGATTGTTTTGTTCGTAAGTGTTTGTGTGTCAATCGTACCTACTAATTCTTGGTCTGCACCAGCAGGTAATGTTAATGTATTTGTAACACCTTCACTATGAGGTTGAGGTACAATTTTTTGACCGTGTGTATTAACTTCACAGTTTAATTGTATTTGACCTCTAGTTGTTGAACCATCACCTCTAAATTCTGTAATATATGTGGCACTATCTACTAATAAGTTTCCAGAAGCGTTTGTTAAAGTTTCAGTCTGTAAACTTGTTAAACCTGTTACGGTACTATTTAGTGCTAAACTAACAGTATCACCTGACACCGTTGATGATAAATTTGAACCGCCTAAAATTCCTAAAGTATCAGAACCAGATGTAATTGTTGCACTCGTTGAACTATCATCTACAATTGTTATACTTGTAGCAATTGTTGTGCTTCCACCTAAACTTACGGATGAACCGTTGATAGTAATTGCACTATTTGTTAATGCTGAATTTCCAATATTACTTAAAGTATTATTAGAAGCATCTATAGTCTTATTTGTAAGAGTATCAGTTGTAGCACGGCCTACAACAGTATCCGTGGCATTTGGAAAAGTTAAACTATATAATGTGCCAGCAGCACCTAATTTGTTATATAATTCAGTAAAGTTATCATTAATAAGGTCACCACCAGCTCGTATGGTAGTACCTGTTCCGTCATCTGCTACTGTACCAATGTTAATTGTTTGTTTTGCCATTCGTTACTCTCTAAATTTCTCTAATATTTATACAAGTTTTATTAAAGTGTTGCGTCAAATGTTTCGTCTGTTGCGTCAAATGTTATATCTGTTGCGTCAAATTGTGAACCACTATAGACTACTTTAACCTCAGTAGGGTAAGCAATATATGTTTTGAAATTATCTATAGCATAATCTCTAATTTGAACACCCGTACCATTGATTGAAGTGTCATTAAAACCTTGTACTGTATGATTTGCCCATGCTGATAGTGTCATAGGTGTTATATAGTAATATGCTCCTGGAACACCCCCAGCTGATGTTGTTTGTGCATATGTGTGATTGCCACCAAACATATTTGATGTTGAAAATGGGTTATTATAAATGTCTAAATTACCCATTTTAGGTCCGCCATAAGCATAGCCTCTAATATAATCAGTATCTCTAACTGTAATATTGTATAAACTTCTTTGGTTTGTAATAATAATAGTGTAATCTTTTTTCAAAGTTACATCTCTTGTATTTGGTGTAAAGTGTTCACTTGTACTATCATCAAAATCAGGATTTACACCTAATTCTGGATTAGCTCTTAAAGTTGTACCATCATCTTCTGTTCCTAATCTTCTACCAAAGATTGTAGAGAATAGTGTTGAAATAACTCCGTAAATTGGACTTTCTTCAACACCTGAAATGATACCTTCAACTGGTGAAGTTATCTGAGCACTAATCTGTGATTGAATATTAACTTGACCTGTAAAGTAGAAACCAGATGTGTGCATAGTCTTTTTGAAACTATTTCTCCAGTCATTAATAGATTGACCAACTCTAATTACATATGAGAAGTCCTGATAATATAAACTATCTTGTATTCTCATAGTGTTTTCAGAAACATGGCCGTCTTGGTTTACAAATGCGCCTGAAGTTACTGCAACTGCACCGACTGTTGTTGTAGCTGTAGCTTGGTCAGAATTTTTAACTGTACCTGTTGTTAAAAGTAAGTCATCAGTAATTGTTGTTTCATTAGCAAAAGTGCCTGTTGCATCAGTTAAAGTTAAGATGCCTCTATTAGAGTCAAAAGATACAACGGTACCTGTTACCACATTACCGTCACTATCTTCACCTGTTACTGTTCCATCAGTTGTAAAATCTCCAGTAACTCCTGTTACAATTACTTTTTTTCTTAAAGTTAAAATAGGAGAAGGTGACAATTCATATTGAGCTCCTGCTTCAACAACTTTTGATGTAATAATTCTACCTATTTCACCACCATAACATAATATTTTTCCGTCATTCGTTTCACTTTCACTGTCAATTGTAATAACAGGAAGTTTATCGTAGTTATTTCCAGGATTTGTTAAATAAACATCTGTAATATCTCCTGAACCAGTGCCTGCTTCTTGCACTAATTTATTGCCTGCGTAAGCATCACCTCTAATAGTTTCAGTTTCTAAAACTATATGGTCAGTAATTGTAGATGTATCTGCTGTATCTTGTAATAGATATTCTAAATTGGCAAACTCTTGTGTTTCGCCTTCTTCCATAACAAGCTTAAATCCATCTTCTAATAAAAGAGTTCCCGGTTCATCTGTTTCTAATTCAATTGTATTGATACCTTCTTCAGCAGATTCTAATAATACAGAACCACTTCCATCTTCAAATAATATTTGTAAATCTGTTCCGTCTTCAGGTGTAAATCCACCGTTAACGACAGAAACAAAACCAGCTGCACCAGAACCTGTAGTTCCTGTATTGTTAAATATTAAATTATCACCAATCGAATAATCTGAACCTGAGTTACTAATATATAAATCTGTAATACCTCCACGACCAATATCATTAATTTGAATAATTGCACCTGTACCACCAGCCGTTATTGAAATTGTTTCGTCTGTTTCATATAAAGTGCCGTCATTTGTAAAAGTAACTGCATCTGGAATACCTGTAATGTTAGCTTTAATAAATGTATCATCTTGGTCTGTAGCTGTTCCTCTAATTTCTTCACTTACAACAAATGTACCTACAATAGTTTCTCTATTTAAAATAAATTCAGATACTTCATTAGTACCTATTCTGAATTTAAAAACATTTTCTACAATAGCTGTTGCGCCTGAAGTTAGACCGGTAATTTGTCTACCGATTAAATTTAATGGATTACCTACAGAAGAAATAACTCTTAGAATTGTTTTAGCGTCCCATTTACCATCCGACACCCTTAACATCTGTTCTCTAGGATAAATTGTTTCAGAATTTAATCCGAAAAGTAATCTAAAAAATAGTTGATGTCCATTATCTGTACCTTTAGACAGATAGAGTGATTTGATATTTTTAATTAATTTTCTTTTATCAATACCGTCATCTAAAGTTTCAGGTAATGTATTTAAAAATTCATTTCTAAACTTAGTTAAAAAGTTTGAAATAACTTTATCAGGATCCCTAAAGTTTAATAACTCTTGTATGTTTGTTACAGGATTTGGTAGATAGTTGTTGACTATAGCTTTAGCATTAGATGATGAACCTGTTACAGATTCACCTATAATAAATTTATCTTGAGCTGCAATGTAAAGCTTGCCATTATCTAAATCTTCGGTTAGAATAGTGGATGTTGCTCCAGATGATTCACCTGTTATGGTTTCTCCTCTATTAAATTTTCCAAAGGTAGTATCTTCTAAAAGAATTTTATCACCACTATCTAATTGTGTTCTATCAGAATCTATACGAGAAGCATTTAATAATAAATTAGATACCGTGGTTGTTTCTGTTTCTAATCTTAGACCATCTGTATTTTCTACTTGTGTAACGGCCAATTCTGCCGATTCCATAAAAGTATAGTAAGCTTTTACAAACTCTAAAAATTTAGGATGTTCTGAAACTACAAACTCTGGAGCTTGACTGTTTATGAGATTGGATATTTTATCAGTAAACTTTGCCATCTGATATTACCCTTTATGTGTTGTAACTAGAAACTGTTGTATAACCTACACCTGCATCAGCAGAGCCGCCTACAAATGTATCCACTTCTACTGTGATTGTTGAGTTTGCTATGTCTATATTTAAAATTTGGTCTCTTACTGGTATAATATCGTTTGAATTTGGTTGAGTAGTAATTTCTAAAACTGAAGTGGTTGAACCTCTTACATTCTCTAAACTAGAAATACTTAAAGATGATATTGTAATTTGGCCTGTGTCATAATTTACTGTACCTTGTGTATTATTTACATAGTTTCTGGTAGAACCTGTTAAATAATATCTTCTAATATTTCCTAATCCATCATCATCAAGGAAATAAATTCTATCGTTTGTGTCACCAGAAACTTTAAAACCAGATGTTTCAATTACTCCACCTTGTGCTGATTTGTGTTCAGGATGTGGATTGTAAATGCCATTTCTAAAATAAATGTTATATCTAGCTGATGTATTTAATTGTGGAGATAATGTTTTTCTCATTCTTAAAGTTGTAATATTAGAAATAATACTAGCATCTGTATTATCAATTAAACCTGTAATTTTTGAATATCTAAAAACACCATCAAATTGATTTAAAGTATCTGTATTATAATTTGTCAATGTTGTTATGATATTTGATTTTAAAGTGTCAGCTGTTTTTGTTGTAGTATTTTGATTATATCTAACATTTGAATTTAAAAGAATAGTAGTTGTTTCGGGGTCAACAATTTCTGGTCTTACAGAAGCAACATTATATCTTTTTAATTGTGTAATAATACTTTGTTTAGTAGTATTAGTTAAGGTCGAACCTGAAGCAGCCTTTATTGCAATTTTAATTGCACCATAAACCGGAGTTTCATCATCTTCTCCGCCCCATGCACTCACTGATTGTGCATTTGGATATAATTGTTTTACCAAGGTTTCGTAATCAGTTGTTGTTACCGCTCTATCTTGTCTAGCGTATTGAAGTGGAGCATTATATCTAATAGATTCTTTTGATTGAGCAGCTGCGCCGCCTTGAGAATTTGATATTGTTGTAATTGATACATTTGAAAAACCATCAATATTACCAGATAATGTAAACACACTAGAACCGTTTGAGTCTGCTTGATTACTAACAATATATTCTAAAATTACAATATTGCCATCCGATAATGATTTTCCTAAAACACCATCTCCAAAATAAACTTCAAATCTATTGTTTTCTGTTTCTTGTAAAAAATAAACTTTTGATTCATTATTTAATTCTGAAAAACCAGAGGCTAATGAATAAACGGATGTTGTGGTATCTGAAACAGAATTTTGTATTGTTACTTTTAGTGTTGTTGTGTCTGCGTTTGCGCTTGGAATAATAAATCTCTGGTCAGCATCACTTGTATCTACAGTATATTTAAATGTTACCAGTGTACCTTCGTAAATGTTAACATTAGAAAAATTATAAACACCAGCAGTTGGTTGAATAGTGTAACTTTGATTTGTCACATATTCGTAAGATGTTCCATCAACTGTTGTTGTAAAAACTGTACCCTTATCCATCGTCAATGAAGCTGTGCCTGCTGTTACATTGTTAACTCTAATTGATATATTAGCAATAGGCGATTTTGGTGATGTTGGTGTATAACCTAACATCTTCGCTAAAGATACAATATTTTTTCTAATGTCAGCACTATCTAAGTACATTTCATTCGCCAACATATTAGCGTTGAATCCTAGGTAGTGGGTATTATAGGCAAGTAAATCTAAAAGAACGGCAAAACCAGAACCTTCAAAATCATAATCTTGGAATTCTGATTGGCCTTGTAAAAAGGTTTTTAAATTCGCTTTGATATTGTCAAAGTCTAATTCTGATACTGATAATTTGTTGGATGCCATTTACTTACCTAATTCTTTGTAGTGTTGTCGTAACAGAAACGGGATTTGGTAAATTTAAAACATAAAAATTTACTTGTACATCAATTGCGTTTCTGTCAGGTTGTTCATTAACTGCGATACCAGAAACTCTTGCTCTTGGTTCATAGTTGTCTAAAACTTCTTGTACTTTTCTTCTAATAAAAATACCAGTCAATGGTGTAAAGTTTTCAAATAATAATTCTCTTACACCACAACCTAATTCAGGATGAAAAGGTCTTTCGTAAAAATTTGTTTGAACTAAGTTTTTAACACTTCGTTTTACAGCCTCAACATCTTCAATTTTAACCACATCATTAGTAACTGGATGTCGTGTGAAATCAAGGTCAAGGTCTTTATAAGTCCTAACCGATTTTTTACTTTTATTTGTGCTTGAAGCATCATAACTTGCCATAACGGTAATATTTATACACCTTTTTAGAAATTATCCTGCAAAAACATTGCCAGAACCAGAAGTCATAGCTCCTGCATCTGCACTATCACTTATTCGGCCTACAGGTATACTATTAATACGAACTGTACTAGAACCTGCATTTAAAAATTGTACATGAGGTGGGCAAGGTGGTATAGGTGGTGCTGGGTGTGATACTGTTGGCGCACCTACAACAATTGCATTGATACCATTAACCTTAACAGTGCCGTCTGTATTAGATGATGCAATAGTAGTAGTACCTACACAAGCATGACCTGTTGATAATGAATCTCCTACTCTACAAACTGCTGGCATCTAAGCCCTCGCTGCTTCTAATTTTGCCTTTTTAGCTAATCTTCTTTTTTCTGTTATAATCGCTTGTCTAATTTTTCTACCGATTGGTATTAATACATAGTGGCACATTTCTTGTCCCTTTTTACTAATATATTGAACTGCAATCTGAGTATCTTTATATTCTGATTGAACTGACCTAACAGCCTTCTTTAAACTTATTGCTTCTCTCTCATTTTCAACACCCTCATCATTCCAAAACTTAAATATTCTCATTTTTGACATTTTATGCTCCGTTAAATCCAGCTTCTCGCTCGGATTTGATTACTTGGTCACAACGGCAATGTTTACAACACTCGATTTCGTATTTTTCGCCGAATTCGCTTACTACTTCTTGTTTACAAGTGTTTCCACAGTGACAATCATGTCCACAATTATTACAACTCATTTTTTACCTCTTTTACACTATTTAGTTAGAAATCACAGGCGATTTTTCCACTTCTCAACTCAGTTTCAGCTAAATTATCTTTATTTTCTAACGCTGATTCGCCGATTCGCTCTAAATCTGGCGCAATTTTGCAATTTTTCACTGTTTCAGAGCAGGAAATCAGTAAAAAGAACATAAGTAGAACAAAATATTTCATAAATTGTTGATTTTACTTGCTTTTTTTCTTAATTTTTTTGTAAATAGTGCTTGACAAGGGTATTTATCTAGTGTAGGATGTAAGTATAGTTAATAAAGAAAGGAAAACACTATGAAAACACTAATTTCTTCAATTTTAATCGTTACAGGTATCATTATGATGGCCGGTTCTGCTGGTGATTGTGATGGTAAATGTATGGAAAACGCAAATACCATCGGAGAGATGATTATGTACGCTTCGGCGGGTCTTGCAATGATGGCTTTTGGTGCTGTAATCGCAATTTCTGAAAAAAATTCATAAAAAAGTGAAAAAAGCTGTTGCCAAAGCTAAAATCATTTGATACAATATACACATAAACTAGAAAAGGACAAAACACTATGACCGTTAAATGTGAAAAAGTTGCTACCTCACTTGAAGAAGGTATTAAGAACATCATTGAAACTTCTAAACTTGACTATGCCAAGTGGACTGGCGCTTGTTCTGAGAAAGCTGGTAAAGAAGAACGCTCAGATTACTTTCAGCGTACACTTGATGAATTTGAAAAAAAGTGTGAAGTACGAGAAGGACAAAATTACATCAAAGTAATCCGTGACAATTCTGTTCACTGCTTTGTAATCAAAAAACTAACTGCAAAAACTGAAGCAAAAGGTTTTAAAGTTGGTGATATTTTGAAGCCTGCCGGATGGCAAGCACCTGCTTTGAATAAACCTCGAGGAAATGTCTTCGAAGGATTTTTTATGAACTGGACAGGTCCTTTGTACCTGTCTTAATTGAGAAAGGACTATATTATGAAATATGAAGTTTATCACAATGCGTTTGGCGACAAAGATATTCATGTCGCTAATGTTGAAATCGCTGGTTATGTTCCTGTGATGAAAGCACTAGAGGAATGTTTCCGTAAAACTAACAACATTGAAGGCTCTTGGTCAAAAGGTCCTACTTTTGATTTCAAAGGAGAAACATTTGATAATTCTGATTATTCAGAAAATGTTGAAGTTGTAAAACCTCTTGTTGTTAAAGACGGCGTTGAATGGGGTCACCGTTCAACAAGTGTCGGCGACTATGTTGTTGTTGATGGTACAAAATACATTTGTGATATGGTT